GGGTCAGCCGGTTGATAAGCTGGCCCTTGAGTCCATCCACGCCCACGATGAAGAGCCGTGCACCCCTCGTGTCGCTGGCCTTGATCGCCTGCCGGTCGCCAGACGCGCCTTTCACGGCATAGACACGGCGACCCATGCGCGGACGGCAAAAGCCAATGACTCGATCCATCGTCACGCCATCGCCCGCGTCGATGCCCGTGGCGTCCACGCGCAGGAAGCCGCCCTTGGGGTGCTTCCAGACGGTGCGTAGGGCGTCGTCTAGTTCCGCCCACACGTCATCGCCCATCGGGTCGCCATAGATCACATCTTGGCCCAGAATGAAGACTTCATCTCGACTCCAGCCCACGAAGACCATTTCCAGCCGGTCCCGTTGCACGTCCACGCCACAGGTGACGAAGAGCACTTCAGGCGGGATCGCGTCGGGCAGCGCGAATGGCTCAGCGCGGGCGGCCAGTGCCGCGTCGTCAATCTCTTCGGCAACCTCACGCCAGCCTTGGCCCATGAGGGTATTGGTCCAGACTTGTAGTTTGTCCGGGTGCGCCTTCGATTCCAGAAACTCTTGCGCAATCTTGCCCCAGCTCGCGTTTGCCAGTGTGGAGACAAGCGCGTTGAGCCGGAAACCGGCGTGGCCCTCCACCTCGGGCTTGGTGATCCGCCAGCGCCCGGCGGCCACCATAGCAGGCTTTTGCCGCTCTTCGGTCACTGCACCGCAGCTCGGGCATACATAGGCGGCCATCAGGGGCTCGCCTTCGGGCCATTGGATGTCCGCCCACGTGATCTCGTGGAAGTCGCCACAGTGCGGACACGGGCACTCATAGACGCGGGAGTCACTATTGGCATAGCTTCGCAGCACGTTGGACGTGGCCTCAAGCGTTGGCGTGCTGCCCAACACAATCTTGCGATTTGGAAAGCTCAGGGTGCGGCGCTCGGCCAGCGTGAGAGGCGAGCCTTCCGGGCCGGGTTCCATCGCATCGGCTTCGTCGATTAACAAGACGCGGACGTTGTGGCGTCGCAGGTTGCGGGGGCTTTTGGCGGCCACCACCTTGAGGCTGCCACCGGGAAAGCGGCGGGATAGCAGAGTATTGCGTCCAGCTTCGTCGGCCTCGGCAGACATGAGCCCCTTCAGCTCGGGCGTGGCCGAGAAGATCGGTTCCAGATCACTCACCACATAGTCGCGGGCGTCGGCTTCCGTCGGCTGCAAAACCATGATCGGCGCGGGCTCGTTGGCGATGTAGGCGGCAACGGTGCCCGACAGCAGCGTGGTCAACCCGACACGCACCGGCTTCACCACCGTCACACGCTCCATGAGCGGGTCGCTGATAGCCTCAGCAATGCCGCGTTGATACGGCCATAGCGTGACCCGCCCCGGCGTGGCAGAGACGCCCTCCGGCAGCCGCATGGTGGTTTCTATCCAGTCCGGCAAGCTCAAACGCGGTGGCGGCTTCAGGGCGGCCATAGCGTTGCGACGGGTCAATGTCAGAGTGTCACTCATGTTCGGCAAGCTCCAATAGTAGGTCGCGGACTTCTTCATCCAGCGCGGCAAGGTCGTGGGGGGTAAGGTGGCCGAGCTTGGAAGCGGCCCGGCTTGGTAGAGCAAGGAAGGCGGCACGCACGTCACGCAGGACGCCCACCCACGCCCTTTCGACTTCGCCAGCCGCGATCAGCTCGCCACGGGCACGGGCATTGGCGAAGGCGATCTTGTCGGCTTGCTCTTTTGCCAGCCGGAGCTTTTCGGCGGCCAGCTCGGTATCGGCACGGCGACCAGTGGCTCCAGCGCGGGCGTGGTCGCAATAGGCGCGGATTGCGGCCCGGAGCGCAAACCGTTTATCGGCTTCCCGGGGCATCACGCCTTCACGCGCCAAAGCAGACACACGGTTTGCGGTAAGACCAAGCCAATCGGCCAGTTCGCCAGCGGTAACGGTTTCGGGTGCTTTTACCAGCGCGTCGATTTCGGCCAGTTCGGTTTCGGTAATCATTGCTCTTGGCCTTTCGGTAAAGTTGGTAAAATCGGGTTTCCCATCTGAAAATATTTGTGCAGCGGTAAAGACTGGGGTTCTGCGCTACCCGCGATTGCCATAGCTCAGGGGGGAACCGTGGGAACGGCGGGAAGCTCGGGAACACTGGTAATCTTCCCCCAACTCTCCACTGTCCGGGGCATGGGCGGACCGGACACCCGGACACCCCTAAAGGGGTGTGTCCGTGTCTGTCCGGCCTAGCGCCCACCTTTGCCCGGCGGACACGTCTGGACATGTCCGGCAATGTCCGTGTCTGTCCGGTCCTACACATCGTCATAATCCTCGGTGAACTGTTCGTTGTCGCTATACCGCTCCACGAATTTGCCCTCTGCGAAAATGACCACTCCTTCCCGGTTCAGTATTCCAACGGCCCGCCGGAACGCCTTCTTACGGGACTCGGGGTCTTCCGACTGGGATACTTTGCGCCCCTCTACGCAGGCGTCCCGCCACGTGTCTTCCGGCACAAACTGTCCTTTCCCCAGATCGCGAAGAATGGTCAGTGCGGCTTGGGCGCTGGGGGGCAAATTCGGACTACGGGCACGGTTAGCGCTGTCCGCCTCTTCACAGATAGCCGCCGTGATCGCGTCGCCGTCTTCGTCGGTGCCGATTTCTCGGACGCCCACGGTAAAGGCCAGCTCTTGCTCGGTTGTGCCGTTGCGGTTCTTGGACGGCTTCACGCTCACCACGCCGTCTTCCCGCTTCAGGTAGAGCGCCACGTCCAGCGCGCCGTTCAAGAGGCTATGGCCACGGGGCAGCCCGTCGCCTGCCTTTGTGTCGTGGTGGATCAGCACGACAGCCGCCCCCCACTTGGTCAGGGATCGGGCAGCCGCCACAACCTGCCCCATGCCCTTCGCGTCGTTCTCTTCCAACCCCGGGAATGCCACGGCCAACGTGTCGATGACGACAAGCGCGGGCCGCCGCTCCTTGACCGCCCGTTGCAGCGCCTTGAGCTGGCCTTGCTTGCTCAGAAGATCGGAGACGCCTTCCACTACCTTGAAGTCCGGGGCGTCGCCATGCTCGGCTTCCATCGCCTGCACGCGCCCGCGCATCCCGTGCCCGTCTTCCGCCGCCACGTAGAAGACACCACCAGCCTTCACGCGCCGCCCGAAGACCTCGGCCCCTTGGGCAACGGCGTAGCCGAGACGCGGGGCGAAGAGACTCTTGCCCGCCCCCGGAGCGCCCACAATGGCTGCCACGTCACCTTGGGCAAGGAGCCCCTTGATGACATAGGGACGGGCCGCCGTGGCCGCGCAATCACTCGGGCTCAGGAAGGTCAGGCCGCCGGTACGGTCAACCGTCCCGCCCACCAGCTCAGTAATCTCTGCCTCTTCCTCGGGCGGCAGCTCTATGAGCGGCTGCCAACCCATGAGCTGATACAGGTCGTCAAAGTCTTCCAGCGCCTCCATGTGGCGAAGCTCGGTCACGGCGTCGTCGTGCCAGTCGTTCCGCTCAGCTTCATGGATGATGTGCCAGCCGGTCAGCCCGCGGTCGGCTTTGCACGAGTCCCAAACCGCGTCCGTGTGATCCGGGTCATAGCCGTGGTGTTGCTTGCTCCATTCGTGAACCGCTTCGCGGCCCTCTTCGCCGCCCCCGGTTTCACAATGCACGGCCATGACCATGTGCAGCCAATCGTCCCGGCTTGCGTAGGTGTCGCCATCGTTCGGGCACGCCATGAGGGCGTCGCGGATCACGTCGAAAGGAAGGCCCGTGGGCTCTCCTTGGCCGGGCTCAGTGGGCCGCTTGCGGATCGGCAGTGTCTCGGGCCACGCGGGCAGTTCGCGCGTCAGGCGGCCCGTATAGACGCCCTTGCTGTTGATTGCGCCGGGGGCCACCACGAAGCCCCCTTCGCCGCGCACGTCCAGCCCAGCGGGCAGCCCGGCGGCACTGTTGCCTTGGCCGCCCCAACGGAAATAAAGGTGCCGCCCACCGCTGGCGGTTTCGACTTGGCTGGGCGACAAGGATTCCACGTCCAGTCCAAGTGCCTTCAGCTCGGCAAAGCCGTCTTTCCCGTTCTTCTGGTCAATATCCAAGACGGTGAAGCCGTTGCGCTTGCCAGACGGCAGCCCGGGCATAGCGTCGGGCCACTTGGCCCACCAGCGTTCAACTTGCCGCGCGTCGTCGCTGGCTTTGTTTTGCCAGCCCTTCACCAGCGGGCGTTTGTTCGGCCCGAGCGGGATCACGTAGTAGCCATCAGTGACCAGATCAAGGGCGGCCTTAAGGTTGCCAGAGGCTTGCGTGAAGTCGGTTTTTTGGGTATGCTTAGTCATCGGTTTTCCTATTCTTCGGTTGTCGATAGCACCGGTTTTCTGTCAGTCTTTCGGTGCAAAGTTTCAAAGCCCCCATCGGTAGCAGCCGGTGGGGGTTACTCATTTCAGGGTATCCGAAACCCACGGGTTTCGTCATTGGGGCTTGTTTGGTGCCAATCAGATTTCGCAACACAAGTTGCAACACATTTTGCGCAACTCTGAAATTATAATCTACTGATACTATTAGATTTTTATTGATGCTAATTGGTACATGACGGACTGTCTCTCCGCCACTACCGCCTTGAGAGTAGTGACTTTTTCCCAGATCGATGATGGTTGACGATGTGCTGAATATCGATCGACCCCAGTAGGCGCAGGCGCCTGTTCTAGCCCTTCGCATGCCCCTTCACAGCACCTCCACCTCCAATTGATCCAGATCAATGCAGCTTCCCCGGCCCCGCCCCATACTGGCCACGGTCACATGAGGAGCGCCGCTATGCAAAATACCACACTGACAGTCGTTCTCGGGGTCAACGCCCGGCCCGACCAGCTAGAGACCCTCGCGCGCGAGGCGCAGTCCCATGGCGCCCATCTGATCGTTCTTCTGCTCAGCGAAACCGCTCCGGTGCCGGTCTATTCAATGGGCGTGGGAGAGCTCAGCACCTATTCCCTTCCCGCTGGCTGGCAATCGGATGTGGATGAGGCCCGCGCCGCGGTCGAACAGCAGCGCAAGGAATTCTCTCAGTATCTGACCGACCAAGGTGCCAGCGCGGATGTCCGCGCGGTCTGTGGTGAAGCCACGGC